CTTCGGAGAGGGTCTTGTTCAGTTTGCTGTTGGTTTCGTTCCCGGACTTGGGGTGGCCTCTAAAGCTGGAAAAGTTCTTCAGCTCTCTAAGCTTGGTAAAGCCTCAGGGGCTGCTAGTAAAGCACTGGGTAGCCTCGCTAAAGGCAATAGAACCTTAGACACTAAAACTTTAAAGACACTCAGTAAGCTCAAGAAGACCACTAAAGTTGGTGTGCGCAACGCAGCCGCTGGTGCGTTCTCTGATTTTCTTGTTTGGAAAGGCGAAGAGCAGAGAATCTCTAACTTACTTAAAAGCTACGAAGGTTTAGAAAGCAACGCGATTGTTGAGTGGATGGCCTATGACCCAGACAAAGACGAAGGTGAGCTTGAGGGGCGATTCAAAAACGCCCTTGAAGGACTTATTGTTGGTGAGTTAATGGGTGTTGCCTTTTATGGAGCTAAGAAAGGCTACCAAGCGGTCGCTGGAAAGAGTCCTGTTGAAAAAGGAAAAAAGACTATAACACCCGAAAAGGGTATGTTTGACCCGTTAGACCCTAGCGAAATACCTGAGTCTACTAAAGCACTTCAAGGCTTGGAAAAAGTGTTTGGTAAGTTTAGAGAAAAGAACAAAGCTATAAGCAAACAAATAGCTAAAGGAGAAGAGCCTAACGAGCTACTAGCGGTGCAATCGGCTATGAAAAGCAACCAGCTCGACGAAGACGAAATTAAGGCAATCCTAGAGTTAAACAAGAGAAGTGAAGACGCTAGCAGAGTCATTGAAGCTGAGTCTATCGCTGGGGTTCCTATCAACAAAATACCTATTGCTAATTCAGTAAAGCGAGGTGAGAGATTAACTGGCGAAGCTAAAGAAGCTAAACCGGGAATCAAATACGAGGAGATAGACGTTGAGAAAGCGGCTGGCGAAGCGATGGACAAATGGCTTCGGGAAAACTCAAACATGATTCCCTCTACCATGTCGGAAGCCAGTAAAAAGGCGCATATTAAAGACATGTTAAAAGAGCTTCAAAAGGAAGGTCAAGGGGTTGAAGGAGCTAGATTAAGACAGGAAAATAACCTACTAAAGAAGATAGCAAAAGTCCAAGGGACTAAGCTAAGCAAAATAGGTTTAGGGGATGAATCAAGACCTGAGGCTTTGTTGTCTAGCCTGAGAGTTGTATCTGATAAACCTGAGCTAAGAACTCTTTTCTCTAAAGTTGCTAGAGTTATTTTAGAAAAAAAGGGGAAGGAAGTAGACCTAAAGAGAGCTGATGAGTTCTACAAGGAAACAAAAAATATATTTAACTTAGGACTTGAAAGCGCAGGAGGTAAGCCTAGCTCTATTGACTTAGAAGCATTAAGAAAAAGCCCCGAAGACATGCGGAGGTTTCGCATCGAGGCTGAAGTAGCGTTTAAAGGACTTAACGTAGCCAAAGACCAAATCTACGAAAACTTACAGAATGTTAAGAAGGCAATGGACCCTAGTGGTCCGGGCTATACACAAGCAAAGCTAGACGGAGCTGGCGACGTGACTCTAAGTTCTGAAGAGGCTCTGGTTGAGTTGTTTAGCTCTCTAGACCGCTTTGCTGCTATTCAAGAGATTTGGAATGATTTTGGAACTCAATACTCCTTGGGTCTAAGAGACCGTCACTTGCTTTACAAAACAGGAAAAACTTCTATAGGTAGAGACGTTGCTGGACAGAACTTACCGCTAGGAGTTGCTATTGAAAGAGCAAACAGTCACGCTGGTAAGCTTCTTAGGCGAGCACACAGTCGTGGATACAGTGCTAAGAAAATTGTAAAAGACCTTGAAAAGATTTACAAAAAGACAAGCATAGAGAAAAAAGGAACTGATAACATGGGAGAGTTTATCACTAAGCTTAAAAGCGAGGTAGGCCCTACTAACGCTGTTTCTAAATACAGCATCGTAATGCGTAAAGGCTTAGGCGTTTCTCAAGAGTGGTATTACAACGCTATTCTTAGTTCCCCTCAGACTTGGGCTGTTAACTTCCTTGGCGGTGCTCTTGTGCTGCCTCTGCGTCACATTGAAAGTATTATCGGAGGAGTGGCCACCGGAAACGTAGACCTCGTAAAAGCTAACATGAGAGCAATGTTTGATTTCCAGTCATTTAGAGATTCGCTGAAATACGCTTGGAAATCAGGAGTTGACGATGACGCTCGCTCAGTCAGCGGCTACACAGCCTATAGAGACGACCGTATGCTAGCTCCTCAAGGAGAACTATCTATTAAAAACCCTGAGGGTAATACACTCAAAAGTGCCTTCAATGTTATAGGTAAAGTTGTTCGCTCTCCGTCTAGAATTATGATGACGGGCGATGAGTTCTTTAAGCAGATGTCTTTCCGCTCGCGCACTAAGACAAGCTTAGCCTTAGAGGGATACAAAAGAGGACTACACAAAGACCCAAATAAGCTTGCAGAGTTTATCCACGACGGCTTCAACGAGCTTATTACTAAAGACGGTAGATTCAGAAACGAAGATAACGTAAGAAAAGAAGCTCACTTAGCTCTTAACAAAAGGGACAAGGCTGGAGAGATAACCGAAGACAGAAGCGAGTTTATCGAACAATACGTAAGTTCTCATTTTCAAAGCAAAAACCTTGTTTTAGAAGATGGAATTATTAGTAACGTTCTTGACCCTATGGCTAGACGTGAATTAGTAGACTCTGGAACTGACTGGGCGCTGGTAAACACGTTTACTAACGAGGTCACTAACAAGTTCTTTAAGACCACAGGTAAAATGGCTACAATGCACCCTTCCCTTGGTTTTGTTATTCCGTTCGTTAGGACTCCATCAAACATACTTACGTTTGCCCTTGGAAGAACGCTTCCTCTAGGAGCTGGTAAAGAAGCTTTAGGTGCTACAAGACTTAAGAAAGGACTGGAGACAAGAACCTTAGATGAAGCGATAGACGACTTTGGTTTAGAAGCTGGTTTGCCTGCATCAAGGAAGCAAGCTGAAGAAATGCTTTCTATAATTACCAACGAAGCTGGAATCAAGCAAGCAGAGGCGGTGGGTAGGTTGTCTTTTGGTGTTATGGCCGCTGGGACCATGTATATGAGCGTGGAAAGCCTTAGAGATAAAATAACAGGTGGCGAACCCGAAAGTCCGGGCCTAAAGAAGGTCTGGAGAAACACAGGGAAAAGAGCTTACTCAATTAAAATAGGAGATAAGTGGCTTAGCTACCAAAGGCTTGACCCTTTTGCTACTATGATTGGAATTATGGCTGACTCTATCCAACTCCACGACGAAGCGATGGAGCAGGGCGAGAACAGTGAATACAGGAACCCAGAGGAGTATGCTGCTCAGGAGCCTTACCTTAAGACTATATTTGGTATTGTAGCAACAACTATGGCTAGGAACGTCAGTAACAAGTCTTATATCGAGAACTTAGGAGAGCTTATGGAACTCTTTGAGGAACCAGCTAGGGTGGGTGGTAATATAAGAGATAACGTGTTAAGCTCTATGGCTGTTCCCGGAATCTTAAACTGGTCAAACCAGATTTTCGAAGAAGACCCTGCTGTGCTTGAAGCTAGAACCTTGATGGATAAAATCAAAAGGAGACTTCCTTCAGCTTGGCGAGGAGGAAATCCTGTCATGCCAGTAAGAAACTTCCTTGGTGAAATTCAACGAAGAGAAGGAGGAGGGAGTCTTTTGGCTTCTATGAACCCTATCTACCAGTCTACAGCTTCTAATGACCTTGTTGACTTGGAGCTTGAGCAACATGAAGTAGGTAGAAATGTTCCTTCATACGTCAGACCTATTAATGGACAAGACGTTGACCTTACGCAACTTCGAAACGCAAAAGGACAAACAGGTTACGACAGGTTTCTTGAGATTATGGGAACCGCAACTGCTGGCGCAGAAAGTGACACTCTTAGACAAAGACTAAGAAGGGTCATCGAGTCTAATGACTACCAAAACCTACCTCCTGTTACTTCAGCGAACAGCGACAAGGACCACCCTAGAACCAAGTTGCTAACAAGAACTTTCGGAGCCTACAGACGTGTTGCTCTCAATAGACTCAGAAAGGAACTCGGTGACTTCTCTAGATAACCTTAACTTTTAAAAAACCATGCCTAATTCATACACCCCCTTAACCTTAGCAGCTGGCTCAGCTTCACCTAACGGTACATCTCAACTTAACTACGGACCCTTTGATTTTGAGTATCTAAACAAAGATGACATCAAGTTTGCTATTCTTACTCCGGGACCCCTTTGGGTTGCTGTTCCTGTAGCTAGTGTAAATGAGACAACTAAAATAATAACATTAAGCGGTAGCATCGCATCTCAATACCCTTCTCTAACCATTACGTCAGCTAGGGTATACAGAGCTACTACTACAAACGCTTTGGTAGACTTCACGGCTGGCTCTCGTATCTCAGAGTCTGACCTAGACACAGCCTACAGGCAGGGGTTGTTTGCAGCTCAGGAAGCTAGTGAAGATGCTGCGGGAAGCGCAAGTCGGGTGATTATAACAAACAGCGACATACAGGACGGCGCTGTAGGTGCTAGTAAGTTAGCTACAGATGCAGTAGAAGCAGTCAAAATAAAGGATGGAGTTGTTGGTGCTACTAAACTAGCAAGCACACTAAACTTAAGCGGTAAGACACTTACAATACCGACCGCCTCAGTTACGCAAGCAGCGGTTACCCAACACGCAACAGCAATTAAAGGCGCTATTGACATCAGCTCAGGAATGACAGGGGTGTTACCAACGTCTAACACTGAAACCAACATGCTCGAAAGTGTTTATCTTCCCTGTGATGGAGCGGTTTACGCTCTACCGGGAGCGTCGCGAACTCTTACAGTTCAAAACGTAACGTCAGCTCAGGTTTTAACTACTAGTGACGCCCTTATTTCCGGTTCACAAATTACATATAAACCGCCATCTACCGCTAAGATTGTTGTGTATGAGTGTAGATTTTGGATTGGTGCTGCGGCAACAGGCGAGACTCCGGCGACTTCTCTTAAGTTGTATTTAGATAACACAGAAGTTTCGAATCAATACAGTTTTATATACGGCCCAGCCAACGGTTATGGACCCGGATGGTATCACGTTAAGTATTCTTTTAGAATCATAGGCTCTGGGTCGGCTAGCCCTAATGACGGAAGGGTTACTACTTGGACTTCTAATAAAGTAATTGAATTAAGAGGTAGAGCCAATTCAACTTCTAACGATACTACTCTTCATCAAGTTAGATGGGTAGCTGATGTTAACACAGCCTCAGGAACTGAATCCCCTCATTTTGTTAGACCTTGTGTTGGAATCACGGCTTTATCATAAGACATGGACTCAACATATACGCCAGCTTTAGTCGGTATCTTTGGTATTGTAAGCACGTTAACCCTCTCTGACATCAACGCTTTAGTTGGTGTTTGCGTTGGTTTATTAAGTTTAGTTTATCTAATAATCAGAATAGTAAAAGAATGGAGAAACAAGAACACATAGAAGACCAAGAGAAAAAGCTACAGTCTCTTCAGAGTCTACTCATCAACGAGTTCATCATGCGGATTGAGTCCGGGGAAGCAGCGCCTAGCGACCTTAACGCAGCTAGGCAGCTCTTAAAAGACAACGGAATCCACGCTGGGCTATCCAAGGAGAACCCTATGGATAACCTTGTAAACCTACTTCCCTTTGCAGCTAATGAATAAATCTAGAAACTACCGCAAGGAATACGACGGCTACCACAAGAGCGACACACAGAAGAAGCGCAGAGCTGGGCGCAACAAGGCTCGTTCCATCATGGTGAAGAAGAAGGGCAAGAAGGCCCTCAAGGGTAAGGACGTTCACCACGCCGACCGAAACCCCAAAAATAACAACTCGCGTAACCTCAAGATTCAAAGTAAAAAGAAGAATCGAGGTAACAACAAGTAACCGTGGTAATCCCTGACAAACTAAAAGACTTTAGGAACTTTCTATACGTTGTATGGAAGCACCTTAACCTACCTGACCCTACACCTATTCAATATGAAATCGCCGATTACATGCAACGAGGAGATAGACGAGCTATTATCGAAGGCTTTAGGGGAGTCGGTAAGAGTTGGATTTGCTCTGCATACGTTGTCCATCAACTCCTCCTCAACCCAAGAAAGAACATACTTGTCGTCTCTGCTTCAAAAACAAGAGCAGACGACTTTAGCACTTTTACACTTAGACTCATACATGAGCTACCCATCCTCGCCCACCTCCGACCCACAGACAAACAGCGATTTTCCAAAATCTCCTTCGATGTCGGACCAGCCCCCGCCTCCCACGCCCCCTCCGTCAAATCCTTGGGAGTCACGTCTCAACTGACAGGCTCACGAGCTGACATCATCGTTGCTGACGATATTGAGGTTGTAGGCAACAGCGCCACACAAGGGATGCGCGACAAGCTTGGCGAACAGGTCAAGGAGTTCGACGCCATCATCAAACCAGACGCTGACTCTAGGGTCCTCTTTCTGGGAACCCCACAGTGCGAAGACACAATCTACAACAAACTCACAGACCGAGGATACCGTAAACAGATTTGGCCAGCCAAGTATGTTACAGCCAAAGTTAACCAAAACACCTACGACGGGACAATCAGTCCTATCTGTGTAGACGACGAGAAAGCTGGGGACTCCACAGAACCCCTGCGCTTCTCAGACATAGACCTAGCAGAGCGAGAAGCTTCCTACGGACGCACAGGATTCTCTATGCAGTTTATGCTGGATACCCGGCTAAGTGACCTAGACAGATACCCTCTCAAGACCAGCGACCTCATAGTGATGTCTGTTGACCCTGAGATGGCTCCTGAGAAGCTTGTGTGGGCCAGAGACCCAAAACTAGAGTGGGACTCCTCAGTGCCAAACGTGGGCCTCTCAGGGGACCGCTTCTACCGCCCAATGGAAACCATAGGAGACTACATACCCTACACAGGCTCTGTGATGTCCATTGACCCCTCCGGGCGTGGCCGCGACGAGACAGCCTTCAGTATCGTTAAGATGCTCAATGGCTACCTCTTTGTGAGTGACGGAGGTGGACTACAGGGCGGCTACGACGACACAACAATGAAGGCCCTCGCCATGAAGGCCAAACAACACAAGGTCAACGCCATCGTGGTCGAGAGTAACTTCGGTGACGGTATGTTTGTTGAGTTATTCAAACCAGTGCTCACCAAAGTCCACCCCTGCACCATCGAGGAGGTCAGACACAACATCCAAAAGGAACGAAGAATCATAGACACCCTAGAGCCAGTAATGAACCAGCACAGGCTCGTGGTTGACCCTAAGGTAATCCAAGATGACTACGAGAGCGCTCAAAGGTATCCCCACGACTCTCAGCTCAAATACCAACTCATCTACCAACTCTCAAGACTCACAAGGCAACGAGGTGCAATCACTCACGATGACCGCCTAGATGCCCTTAGCATGGCTGTAGCCTACTGGACAGAGCAAATGGCTCAAGACGTAGACAAACGCATCGTGGACCGCAAGGAGGACCTCTTAAAAGAGGAACTAGAGCGGTTCCTTGGTAACTTTAACAACAACAACCCCAAATGGATGTAATCAACATTGCAGGACAAGAGATTCCCATCAACATCGTTGAGGAGTTCGGGGACGAAAGGTTAGCTGAATACGACTCAACACACCGTTGTATCAACATAGGAAGAGAAGTCCTAAAGACTAAAGAACTCTTTAGGTCAACCCTAGTCC